GGAGTACGAGTTACTGGCAGACATTACTTCTATCTCAACTTCTGCCTCATCAAAGCCCGTCCGATTGATCCTAACACCGGAGCTGAGAAGGTGGGAGAGAACCGTAAAATTATTACCCTTCCTCGGTTCTTGGACCATAACTTTTACTGGTTTAATGAGTTTGAGCAGTGTGCAGCGGAAGGTCCGTATTCGCAGAACATAAAACAAGGAATGATTATTGCGAAGTCTCGACGTAAAGGATTTACTTATCAAGTCTCATCAGGTGTCTATGCGTACAATTACAATTTCGTTCCAGCATCAACCAATATTCTTGCAGCCTACGAGAAAGGGCATTATAAAGTCACGCTTGATGGTATTCACTTCACAATCAACCATCTTAACAGGATTACTGATTGGGGGAAGAAACAAGGAAAGCTGTCTAAGAGAGATCACTTCCGAGCCTCTTTTGTCATGCGTGATCCTGCGACAGGAATCGACGTGGAAGATGGATATATGTCTGAAGTTCAAGCGGTATCGTTTAAAGATAACCCATTCAAGTCCATTGGAGAATCCATCGACGTTATGGGATATGAGGAAGCTGGTAAGTTTGAACACCTCTTGACTGCTTATACCATCTCAGAACCAACCTTCAGGGATGGAGAAATTATGACAGGAATCCCTCTGATTTGGGGAACTGGTGGTGACATGGAGAAGGGTACAAAAGACTTCGCTGAGATGTTTTATGATCCAAGTTCCTACGGATTAAAGTCTTACGAAAATATTTACGACGAAAACGCAACCGGAGATTGCGGATGGTTTATAGATGACATGTGGTACTATCCCGGTAGTCGAACAATAAAACACTACATCAATGGCAAGGAAAAATCAGAAGTCCTTCCTTATGTGGATAAGGAAGGTAACTCACACAGACAAATTGCAGAGTTTTCGCTTGATGAGAAGCGAGAAAAACGTAGAAAAGGTTCTCGTGCCGCTTACAATAAATTCATTACACAGCAGCCAAAGACCCCTTCAGAAGCGTTCCTCAGGGTACAGGGGACTATGTTCGATACGGTCAGGGCATCAGCTCGGCTATCACACATTCTCACAAACCAGAGCAAATTTGTTGACAGTATTTGGTTGGCTGATCTCATTGTTGATCCTCTCAATCAACGTATAACGTTTGAGTATAATACTACTGGTATTCCCTTGCGTGAATATCCTATCAAGGATAACAAGAAACCGGGAGTTATTGAAATATATGAGCAGCCTGTAACTAATGAAGCAGGTGAAATTCAATTTGGTCGTTATATAGCTGCTATTGACCCGTATGATGATGATGAATCCACCACTAATTCGGTGGGTTCCATCATTGTTATGGATATACTTACCGATAGAATTGTCTGTCATTACAAAGGCAGACCTGCAACCGCAGATCAATTCTTTGAAACTTGTCGCAGGATTCTCAAATATTACAATGCGACAGCTAATTACGAAAGAAATAAGAAAGGTATTTACGGGTATCTGTACAACAGAGCACAGCTTCATCTACTTATTGATGAACCGGAAATCCTTAAAGATAAAGGCATTAGTAAGGCTAATACGTTCGGGAACAACAGCAAAGGAACCTACGGCTCCACTCCTGTTATTCTATACGGACTACAACGTGCAGTAGAGTGGATGAGTGCTACTGCGTATGGAGAAGAGGAAGAGTCAGAGGTAACGAATCTGGACAAAATCCGTTCGATACCTCTTTTAAAAGAAATTATTGGATGGAATCCACAGGACAACTTTGATGATATTTCAGCACTAATATTGCTTATGATATATCGTGAGGATCGCTTACAGTTCAAGCGTTACGTGAGGGATAAAAAAATCGAACAGGTGACTGGTGATCCGTTTTTTAACCGTCACATTACTGGTCCAAGTAAATATGATTCTAAAACGATAATGGATTTTATTAAGACTGATGAGGTAAAAATTTCATAATTTTATACAAAACTACATATCATGGGTTATAACACAAGTGGTTCCGGAGGGATAGGGCAAACCTTAAAACGGACATCTCATTTTCCTTTCCAGAAGAAAAAGACAACCGCCAAAGGAAAACAATTTGTGATGGATTGTATCGAAGCCTCTATTGATCTTGCTTATAATAGTGACACTGACATTGTTCAAGATAAACGAACGATGTACACAAATTATAATCTTCGTGCTGACGTTCTTGATGAGAGAGATATTGAGCAAGCTGTCAACCCGTGGGGGATCAAAGGTGCAACATTTCCTGCTAAGATGCAGAACTATCCGATTGCAAATCCTAAGATTGACTTACTTATTGGTGAAGAATATAAACGCAGATTTGATTGGCGTGTTACCGTCACCAACCCTGATGCTATCTCTGAGAAGGAGCAGGGTCAGCGAACTATGATTGACAACATACTTGTTCAGGCGATTCAGTCTGAAGATTATGATGAGGAGCAGATGGCAGTAGAGCTTGAGAAAATGACAAAGTGGAATAAGTATGAAACTCAAGACCTTAGAGAACGCAGAGCTACTCAATACCTTCAATATCTTTGGAAGGAGCAGGAGCTTCAGATTAAATTCAACAGAGGATTCGAGGATGCTTTAGTAGGAGGAACAGAAGTTTACAATATTGATATTGTAGGTGGAGAACCTGTTGTACGTAAAGTTGATCCTCTCACTCTCACGATTATTCGAACCGGACAATCCTATCAGGTTGAGGATGCTGATATTATAATCGAAGATACTTACCAACCAATTCGTTGGGTCATAGACAATTACTATGATTATCTTACTCCTGCTCAGATCGACCAGATTGAGAAAGGAACAACCGGAGGAGCGAAAAACTCTGACATGATCCACTATGATGTGTATCGTCCTGTAGAAAATCCTGTCAAACTTGTAGGTGATATTACCGGAGAACAAGGAACAGATTGGGATTATACTATGTTTGATCCTGAGGATGGTACTACAAGAAACATCGCTGCATATAACGATAACGGAGAAGCTCGTGTAGTAAAAGTCGTTTGGGTTTCCATGCGTAAGGTTGGTGAAGTTTCATGGTATGATGAGGAGAATGAGCTTCAGAAAAAACTTGTAGATGAAAACTACGAAGTCAATGAGCAACTCGGAGAAAAAATTGAATGGTTCTGGATCAACGAATGGTGGGAAGGAACCCGTATCGCAGAGGACATTTATGTTAAGTGGGGACCTCGCCCTATTCAATTTAGGCGTATGGGCAATAAGTCCGCAGGAGGATCGGGATATGTCGGTACTATATATAATACGAATACTTCGCAGAGTCGATCCTTGATGGACAGAATGAAGCCTTATCAATATCTATATAATGTATTCATGTATCGGACTGAACTTGCTTTTGCAAAATCCAAAGGAAAGATTTCTGTCATGGACACGTCCAGAGTTCCGGATGGTTGGGACATGGACAAGTGGATGTACTATGCAGAGATACTTGGTTGGGCAGTTGAAGACCCTTTTAAAGAAGGTAATAAAGGTGCTGCTACAGGAAAGATTGCTGGTCAGATGAATCAGAACTCTAAGGTTCTTGACCTTGAGATGGGTAACTATATCCAACAGCACGTAATGATGCTTGGGTTTATTAAGCAGGAACTTGGTGAGATTGCTGGTGTTACAGCTCAGCGTCAGGGACAGATAGAAAACCGTGAAACGGTTGGTGGAGTTGAAAGAGCTGTAACCCAGTCTTCTCACATCACTGAGAAGTGGTTTATGATGCACGATAACACCAAACTCAGGGTTCTTGAGACTCTCTTGGAAACTGCAAAGTACGCTTGGAGAAATAAGAATCATGAGAAGCTTCAGTATATCTCAGATGAGATGGCTTCGATTATCACTGAGATTGACGGTCAGCAATTCAATGAAGCCGATTATGGTATTATGATTTCCAATGCTACCAATGATGCTGAACTGATTGCAACCATGAAGCAACTTGCTCAGGCTGGTCTTCAGAACGATAAGATCAACTTTAGC